GCCCACCGTCAGGTCGCGCTTTTGCACGTCGTGCGGCAGGTACAAGCCGCGAGCCGACTTGCCCATCTTGCCGGCCACAGCGTCCGAGCACTCGCGCTCAAAGGCAGCGGCGCGCTGCGCGTTGGCATCGTTGGGGTTGGCCAGTGCGTTGAGAGCGCGCATCAGGCTGTAACGCTTGACCTCGGTCCTGCTCATGCCCACATCAGCGGTGCGCACGGGGGCGGTGGCCAGCTTGGCCAGGGCCTCGGCCTGGAACTGCTCGGTGGTCAGGCCGCGCTGGATGGCGTCCATGGCCATGTCGGCGCCGCCGGGCAGGCCGCGGGCAATCTTGGAAATCTCTGCGGCGTGGTTGCGCGCGTCAACGGTGACATCAGACATGATGTGGTCCTTGGATTGGGTGGTGAGGGTGAGTGCAGCTGCCGCAGCTGGTGCGGTGGCCGTGGGGTCTGCATCGGGGCCTGCGTCCAGGGAGAACTCCAGGCTGCGGCCGACGCCGACGGTGGGGTCTGCTGGCACGGACACCAGCGACACCTCGAAGGGCTCCCAGTCGGTGACGCGGAAGGTTTCCACACCGTCCCGCTCTTCAACCAGTTGCGCCTTGTGGATCATGTAGCCGACGCTCACGTTGCGGCGGATGCCGTCGCGGACGTCTTGCCACACTTCTTCCGCGCGTGCGCTTTTTCCGAAGCGCACGGTGGCACGGGCAACCCTGTCCGCACCCACTTCAACGGATTCGATGACGCCGACCACGTCACGGGAGTCGTGGTCGACGAGCAGATTGGCCCCGGTGCGCAGACGCGACTGGCGCATGGCCTGGGGCGAGAGGTCCAGAATCTCCACGCCCCAGTAGCGCTCGTAAGGCATTTCGCTCGCAAAGGCCAGGCTGGCGGTGCGGGCCTCTTCATTGATGGCGGCGCGCTCCACCTGCAGGGCGCGCTCGGTGCGGCCCTTGGGCAGGGCGCGCTGGAGAGAGGGGGGGAGCTTGCTCATGTGGCGCACTGTGCGGCGCCAGATGTCAAGCGCGTAAGGCACGCGGCTTGACAGTGCTCAATTCAGAGAATGGCTGTCATCAGTAACGCTTCTTCTTCTTGGCGGCGCTTCTTGATGCGCTGCACGGCCTGCCATTGCTCGGCTTCTATGTGCGCGCCCGGTGGCAACCAGTAGGCCATGGGCTTGCGCACAACGCGCCCGCCAGGCCTGGCCAACGTGCCGGCGCCGCCAGACGCCTGGAAGGTATCGGCGCCCGACTCGGCGGCAGCCAGCAAACCTTGCGCCACAACCGAGCCGGTGATGGCAGCCTGATCGCTGCCAGCCTCGCTGCCAACCAGCAGGCCCTGCACCAAAACCAGGCCCGACGCCTCAAGGGCATCGGACGCGGTCTCGACTGCCGCAACAGATCCGCTGACGACCACGCGGCCTGCTGCGTTGAAAGTGTCGGCGCCGGTTTCGGCGGCTGCCAGCGAGCCGCCGACAAGCACCTTAGCCGTGGCGGCAAAGGTGTCCGCACCGGTTTCTTGCGTTGCGAGCGCGCCGGCCACCAGGACCGTGCCGGCAAATGCGAAAACGTCCGCGCCTGTTTCGGTCACCACCAGGTCGCCGCTGACCCGCACCGTGCCGGCAAAAATCGCCGTGTCGCTGCCCACCTCGACCAGCGCTGCCGAGCCCTGGACGATCACCGCGCCCGTAATGGACGCTGCATCGCTGCCGGTTTCCACAGCGGCCACGGTGCCAGCCACCAACACGGTGCCCGAGCCGGCAAGCGCATCGGAGCCCGACTCGGTGGCAGCAAGGCTGCCCTGCACGATCACCACGCCCGAGCCGGCCAGCGTGTCCGCGCCGGTTTCGGTGGCGGCCAGGGTGCCGGTGGACACCGCGCCCCCTGTGGCGGCAAAGGTATCGGAGCCCGTCTCTGACACAGACAGCGAACCCTGCACCACCACGGACCCGGCAGCGGCCAGGGTGTCGACCCCGGTCTCGGCCGCGCTCAACGAGCCGCTGACCAAAACCTTGCCGGTGATCGTTGCGGTATCGGAGCCAGTCTCCGTGGCCGCCAGGGCGCCCGCGACACGGACGGTGCCCGTTGCGTTCAGGGTATCGCTGCCGGTTTCCGATGCGGACAGGGTGCCCCTGACCACCACCGCGCCTGCCGCGTTGAACGTGTCGGCGCCGGTCTCGGTGGCCGCCAGCGCGCCCTGTGCAGGCACCGTTCCCGTCGCAGCCAGTGCATCGCTGCCGGTCTCCGTGGCGGCCAGGGTGCCGGTGATGGCAGCGCTGCCGACCGTGCCCGTGGCCGCGACCGTGTCGGCGCCTGTTTCCGTGACGGCAAGCGAGCCTTGGACGATGACCGCGCCGGTCGATGCCAGCGTGTCGGCACCCGTCTCAACCAGCGCCGCAGAGCCTTGAACAAGGACGCTTCCGGCTGCCGCGAAGACATCGCTGCCGGTCTCGACAGCGGCCATAACGTTGCCGCCGCTGGCGACGGGCAGCGCTGAGATCGGCCCGGCTGAAAGTGGCGCGAAGCCGAGCATGGCGAACTACCTCAGAAGGACCAGATGATCACGATCCCATCGCCGCCGTTGCCGCCAGCCCCGGCGCCGCTGGTTGCGCCTTGCCGAGCCCCGCCACCACCGCCGCCGCAACCGTAAAAACCATTTCCACCACGACCCCCGCTGACGGTTGAGCCGCCTCCTCCCGCGCCGCCCATACCGTAAAAACCATGCGGGCTGTTTGCAGAAGGCATCTGGCCGAATCCATGGGCTCCGTTGCCCGCTGGCCCACCCTGCCCGGCAGCGCCGCCCGCAAGGGTAATCGTAGTCATGTTGTAGTCGTAGGTGGTCCTCGTCGTGTTGTTGCCAGCATTGGCAGTGCCGCCTGAATTTACCTGCCCGCCTTGCGATCCGCCCGAGATAATTCCGATATTTAGTGCTGTTGCGGCGGCTACAGCGCCGCCACTAGCGACCCACAAAGCACCATTGGAATAAGACAGGGCACTTTGACTAATTGAAGGTGCGCCAGTGCCAGCAGTTCCGGTAGCGGAGCCTGTTCCAGCACCTCCACCGCCGCCCCCGCCCCAGGCGCCGGTTGCGCCAAGAAAGCTGGAGTTTGCCGTTGGGTTCAACATAAGTCTTGTAGTGCCGCCAGCAGAGCCTGCGACCGTGCCGGCGCCTCCAGCGCCGCCCTTCCCGACAAGAATGAAAAGGGTATTTGGTGCCATGACGCTTGGCCACACAAAACGACTGATTGATCCGCTTCCGCCTCCTGCGCCGGGGAAGCAATTGCCAGTTGCGGCGTGAAAGCCGCCGCCTCCCCCGCCGCCTGAGCCAACTACTATCATCCCAACAATTGAGCAGTTGCGCGGCTTGCTCCAGACTTGATAGTCGTTTGTGCCTCCGCCAGTTGCATAAAAGATGTCAAGCCGAGTCCCGCCCGCTTGCGGTAAATGCGAAAAATCAAGCATTATTGAACCTCGCTGGCTGTGCGGAACAGCTCATCAAGCAACTCCTCGGTGAAGCCCAATTCCGCCGCCAGGGCCTGGAATGTCCAGTGGTCGCGGTCGATGATGGTGGCGAACTCCCAGGTGTCTTGAATGTCCTGCCCTGCGGCAGCCACTGTGTCCTCGACTTGTTGCCTCAGCCCCATTGCGTTGAGAGCGATGCGGGCCTGCCGAGGGGCTACGGTGCGAGGAGGGGCAGGCAACACCGGGGCTGGATCAGGGTGCGCCCAAGCGGGTGACGCGATCTCGCCCAGCACTACATTGGTCCCAGGCACGGGCACAGTGAACGGGTCACCCGCAGGGGTAAACCATGCCGACGCGCCATTGCTGTAAGCCTCCAGCACCGCGTCTGACTCCGCGCCGCCTGCGTCCGTAAAGCGGTAGGAAAACCAGAGCGGCATGTCAGTACTTTCCAGCGAACGCCGTCAGATTGATGGCGCCAGTCACCGACGTGGCGTAGCAGCAATTGAGCTTGTAGCCCGGCGGCAAAGCGCGACCAACTGCCAATTCAAACAACACCACCGCAGCCGTGCTGGATGCGGTGATTGAAGGGATGCTGATCTCGTCCATGAAACTGTTGTTCGCCGCCGTGCCATTGGTAAGGCCGTTGTTCAGGAAGAACCGCAGCACAGTTGCCGTGCTGACGGACGCCGCCTTGACGCGGATCGACTGCACGAAGCCACCGTTTGTGCTGTCGGCTGTGAACACGGTGAAGACCGTGCCGGTGCCGTCCACTGCCGTGTTGGCTGTCGTTCCAGACGGAATCGTGACCCACTGAATGTCGGGGGAGCGGCTGAAGATTGGATCGATATTGGCTGGCATGGCGCCCTCACTGGAATGTCAGGTTCATGCGGTTGGCGGTCTGGCGGCCAAAGCTGCCGTCCTTTGCCATGTCCGCGCTGATGGTGTTGAACACGGTCACGGCAGTGGACGCACCGCCGCCGAAGTTGACCTTGGCATTGGCGTTGCTGGACTCGCTCACCTCGTCGCGGGTCAGCGTGGTGGCGCTGGTCAACGTGCCGTAGCCCACCTCCCACTCGCCGGCTGCGCTTTCGATGCAGTACCAGACGGTGTTGCCCGTGCCGATGGCCGCAGCAAAGGTGCGGTAGCCCGTGCTCGACGTATTGGCGAGC